CAGAGATGTGTATAAGAGACAGAGCGGGGAGCGTGCGGGCTGTGACCCGGTACGTGGTCTGTGTCAGGTAGCCCGCCTCTCCCGCCCCGTCACTGTGCATAGGCATGACGCGGGCCTGGAGGCGGATGGGCTCCCCGGCGGCCGGCTGCGTGCCGCCGTATCCGTCGTCTTCGAGTACGGCGGGATAGACAGTGATCTGGTCCGGCCCATGGTCGAGGAGGCTCACAGTGTGCCTCCGTACCGCTCAACCGGAACGGCATACAGCCCGCCCATGCCAGCTTGTGAGCGGATGAGCTGGATCTCTACGGGTGTCAGTTCCACGCCCGTGGGGGCAGTGGCCGGCAGCTGGTACTGATAGCCGCCCTGACTCTCCGCCCGGTACCCCTCAGGGTTCCGGACACGACGTTCAGCGACCGCCAACACCACCGCAACAACCACCGCCGGCGCCATGGCTCGGGTCGGCCAGGGCAGCCCATACGCGCGCACTGTGGCGGAGACATCCGCAAGGGCGGCCTCCGCCATCACACGCTCTTCGCCTTCCAGCCCGTAGCCCAGGCGGGCGGTTAGTTCCTCCACGCTCGCCAGCGGCTCCGTCATGCGGGCCGCCTTACTTCGAGGTGGATCGGCGCGGGGTCGGAGCCGGGGCCGGCGTGGCGTTGAGATCCAGCTTCACCGCGCGAACAAGGCCCTTCTCCCGCGTCCCGTCCGGGCGCTCATCCCCAACGGGATCGCGCATCACGTTGAACCCGCCGAAGATGTTGACCACGCTTCGATCCCGGAGTCGGGCGGAGTCGTAGTCACGAATCCAGCGCATGGCCAGGCCGTTGTAGCTCTGTGAGGAGCCAAAGGCAGCCCCGTCCGGGATCGCCGGCGCCCGGGTGGCGACTGCGAAGGCAGAGGGCACGAAGGCGTAAGCGGCCTCCGGGTCAATCGCCTCGCTGGTCACGACCGTGAAGCCAGCGATCCGGCCCACGGTGGCCTCCTGAAGCGCCGAGACCGCCGCACCCTCCCCTGTGGAGTCCATCCGGTTGAACCGTTCGGAGAGAAGGATCTTCTCCTCCACGTCGGAACCCACCAGGAGGTACCGGCCGCCCTTCGGAACGAAGGACCGGTTCAGGGTCTTGCGAGCGGCGACCACGGACACATACGGATCGCGGCCGTCCAGGGGCAGGGTCGTGCGGTAGGGCGCGTTCTCGATCAGCGCGGCCACGTTGTCGTCTACGGCCTCCGCGATCGCGCGGGTCTGCGGAGCGAGGATCTTCTCCCCGAAGTCCGCGATATCCAGCGTCAGTTCCTCGTCTGTCACCGGGACCGCGCTGTAAATGTCCTTGTGGAGGCTGACGTCTATTCGGTCCTCGTGCAGCTCGTCCATGACGATGGCCTCAGACCGATCGTTGCGCCAGCCGTATTCACGAGCCTTGAGCCGGGCCGGGATGCGGATGGTCACTGTGTCGTTCTTGGCGCCGGTGAAGTCGAACGCCCCGTCCGTCCACACCAGGTTGGTCAGGACAAGATCCCGCTCCAGCAGTCCCAAGGCCGCGGATGCGATGACTTCAGGCTTAAGAAAACGATTCGCCATTGCGGCGTCCCCCTAGGGCATAGAAAAAGCCCCGGTCAAGGGGCCGTGCAGGTGTGAGCGCGGCGCGCGGGTCGATCAGCGCCGGCGGCGCGGGATCAATCCCGCCAGAGCGGCCGGGTCCTTCGGTGTGGTCTTCTCGCTGGGGTCCAGCCCGCCACGGCCCAGACCGACCGCCCGCGTGTGGAATGCCTCCGCCATGGCCTTGGCGTCCGCCTCCCGGACCTCTTCGGTGTCGCCGGTGACGCGGGCCGCCAGCACGTCCGGGAGCCGGTAGGTACGGGCCAGGCGCTCACGGTGGAGTTCGGTCTCCAGCTCCGCCACGCGCGCTGTGGCCGCCGCGAAGTCCTCCGGGCTCTTGGCCTTCGCCAGCGACTCCCGCAGTTCCTTGGCAGCCACGCGGTACTTGGCGGCCTCCTTGCGGACGTCGGCCAGTTCGGTGCGTGCCCAGTCGGGAAGCCCAGCCTCGTCCCGCTCGGAGTCGCCCCCCGGGCTCTCCGCGGCAGGCTCCTGGCCCAGGCCGGCGTCTTCTGCCGTGGGGTCCGGAACATGTTCCGGCGTCTCGTCCGTCTCGGCAGAGGGCGCGTTCTGCTCATCCAAGGAAAAGCCTCCTGGGGCCAGGCAGCCCGCCACCGGGCCAGGCTGCAACGAAGTGGTCAGATAGTGCGGCGACGTTCGCGACGTTGGCTGTCGATGTGCCGGCGCCATGCGGCGCGGGCTTCAGCGCCTGCGAGCCCCTGCGTCACCCGGCGCCAGTCCTGCGCGTACTGCGCGGAGGCGTCTGGGAGGAAGGCGGTCCGCGAGTAGACCGGGACCGTTTGGCAATGGCATTGATCGTGGTACTTCTGGAGGTCTTCTGGATCTTCAACAGGCGCCATGCCGCGTCCCGTTCGGCCCCGGATGCCAGCAATCTCGCGAGAGCGGTAGACCGCTCCACGACTGGCCAACATCGCGCACCAGGAGCACGGGTCGCCATCCGTGACGCGCGCCCAGCCGATCACCCGCGGATCCGCGCGGGAAGCATCGCGGAGCAAGTCCCGCCCACCCCGCAGCGCTTCGCGGTCCGCGGCTCCCGCCGAACCGGTGCCGGCGTCGCCCATGACGCTCTCCAGCTCCTCCAGGAAATCCGCGTCATCCAGTCGGCCGCGCTGGTCACCACCGGAAACCCGCTCAATGCCCTGCTGAGCGCGGACCGGGCCCGTGACGACCAGCGACGTTTGGGCCGCCGCATCCTGGCCGGCGGTGTCCTCCTCCGGCCATTCGATCTCCTCGACCTGGACGGCCTCCTCATCGTCTGGCCGCTCCACATGCGGGGCATCGGTGTACTGCGCCCAGTCCTCCCGCAGCTCCCCGAGCGTCACACTGTCGCCGGCACCGTCGCCGGCCAGCGGAGGCAGGGTGTAGCCAGTCTCAAGGGCCCGGTGCAGTCGATAGACCGATGCGGCGGCCTCCCTCGATCGTGTCCGCTCCCGGCGGATCACGGTCAGGATGGAGGCCAGCCACGCGGTAGCCGATGCGGTCAGCGACGTGGGCGAGACTCGCGACCACGCCGCCAGGGCCTGGGCAGAGACTCCCGCGCCGATGCGGGCCTGGACGCGCTGGTGATCCTCAAGGAGCCGCGATACCTCACGCTGCTGCGGCATCGTTGGACGACTCCTCCCCATCAGGCAGGGCCGGCGCTGGAGCCGGCGCACTGGCGCGGGTCAAGGAGTCAGCCAGACGGAGGGCTGGGTCATCGTCTTCTTGCATCTGCGCCCACTGCTCCACGTCCGTGGCAGTCGCCCCGGGAATGCGGGACCACAGCGCGCGGGCCGGAACGTTCAGCATTTGCACGGCCTTACCCAGCGCGTCCACGGTCTGGGACAGCGAGCGAGATTCGGCGTCCTTCCACAGGACTTGGGCCTTGTCATCCTCGCCCACGCCAGCAATCCGCCCGCACAGGCGGAGGGCCAACTCCCAAGATTCGCCGAACACATGCTTGTACTCGTCCACGGCCCGGGTCAGTGCCGCCTCCGCGGCGGCCAACGCCTCCGCGGACAAGTTGATCAGGGAGCCAAGGAGGTAGTGGGGTGGGGTCTGGCTCACGGCGGCCAGCGCGCGGACAGCGGCCTCAATCGCCTCAAGGAACCCCGCCAGCGGGGTTTCATCGAGCTGTTGAAACTTCGTGTCCGGGTCAGGAGCCACCAGGAAACGCGACGCGTCCGCCTGGATAGGCACCACACGCGGCTTGCCTGTGCGGGGGTCGTAGACGATCTCCCCGGTTTCCGGGTCGCGCTCGAACTCCGGCGCCATGCCGCTGATGGTTCGCACCTTGAACGAGCCGAACGACTGGGCCACGAGAAGATCAAAAGTAGTCTGATTTACCCGATCCTGGATCGGCATCATGGGCTCCACCACGCCCGTGACCACGCCCTCCAGGTCAATGTCCGGAGCGAAGCGGATCACGGGACACACACCCAGGTTGTGGGCGCGGAAGCCGGCCACCTGCGGGCCGTTCTTGCCCCCAATCACCAGCTCTGTGACGCCCTCCGCGTCGTACAGCCACGCCCGCTGTTCCTCACCCTCCTGCGGGTGGTCCTCCAACTGGATGGCCCACAGCGGGGTTTCATCAGCGGCAGGGTCCTCGTACGCCGCGTACATCAGCCGGGGCGATACCCCGCGGATGATCGCCCGCGAAGGGTCCGCCAGATCGGGCAGGACCGTGACGAATGCCTGCCCGTAGGCCAACGCCGCCCGGTGTACGGCCATCTGCCGGCCATCCATCCGGTTGGCCTGCCATGCCTCCCACTCCACCGACGTGGCCGCCGGGTCGCCGGCCTGACCGGCGCGGCGGTAGCCCTCAACGGCCAGTGCTTGGGCCGGCGTCTTCACCAGCAAGGGCAGCCAGTTGGACACCGCGCGCTTGGCCAGAAGCTTGTACTCCTCTGACGCATTGCGCGGCATGTACGGGCCGTCGTGATCGCCCTTCAGGTACCGGTGAATACGGTCCAGCCGCTCCCGGTCCGCCATAAGCCCAGCAAGCCCCGTATCCGTCGCCTCAAGCGGGGTGATCTCCGATACGACCAAGTTCACCCCTCCCGGGTGCTAATGAATCCGCCGGGGTCCTGCTGACACCGGAGAAGGCTCTCGCCTTCCTCAAACACACCCGCTTTCGCGCGGCGTACGGCCATCGTGGCCGTATGAGTCAGACCAACAACTGGGTTCCCATCGCCACCGTCATCGGTTCGTCCCTGACGGCCATAACAGCCCTGTGTGCCGCCATGCTGAGCATGAAGACCACACGGAAGGTAGCTGTCACCCAGGCCCGAACCGCCTTCGCTGCGGCTCTGATGGAAAAGGAGCATGCGGCGCTCGTCGCCTTCCTCCAAGTCTGCGAGGACGCCTCAGATCACGCCGGGCGTTTCCTCGCGTCCGACGACGACGACACAGTGGTGACGGCTGAAGAATTCATGAAGTACCACGAAGAAACCAGCAGCAAGATCACGAAGGCGTTCGACACCCTCCAACTCGTGGTGAGCCCAGACGTGGAGGAGTACGTCATCACGACAAAGCAGGCACTTGAGAAGCTGATAGATGGTGTCCTCGCCGACGTCGAGCAGCGCCGGGCAAGTGAAGAGACTTGGCAACCCGCGAAGAAGATCTTCACGCATCTCAGCGCCTACAACGACGCCGCCCGCCGACTACGCTACGAAGCCTGGGCCAACTTCACTGGCGGCATCCACAGCGTCTAGAAGAAGAACACGGCCCCGGAACGTTCGCGGGGCCGTTGCTTTCCGGACTCAAGAAGTCGGTGGCGGGCGAGATCCGCCAGCAGGGTGGCCGCGTAGGCGTCCACCTTCCGGCCGCTCTCCCGGCTCTCCTTGCCGAAGCTGAGACCGAATCGGTTGGGCCGGCGCCGGGCGTTCAAAACGTGCCGGCGCAGAGTGCGGCCAAGCGGAGACGAAGCTCCGCCATGTCGTACCTGGCCGTTCTCGATCGCGGATACCAGGCGCTCATTGGCGGCCGTCAGCTCTTGGAGGCCGCCGCGCATGTCGCGTCCCACCGCGGAGTGGGTGGAAGCTCGGACCAGGAGGCGGTCCCGGTAGTCCTCCGACCATGCGTCGATGGTCGATTCCCACAGGGCCACGTCCGCGAAGAACGCGGACACGGCGTACCGCTCCAAGGCGTTGCGGACCGCTCCGTCCACTTCGTAGCGGTCCACCTCCCAGCCGTCGCCGGCCGGGCCGTCCGGGCGCTCCCAGGCCCCCAGGGGCTGGATCAGCCGGTCCCGTACGCGGACCGCGACGAGACATGTGGCGTCGTCGCTCTTGCCCCCGTCGAATCCAAGTGTGATCTCGTCCCCGGCCTGTAGCGCCTCATCACCCGCGCAGGCGTCCCAGTCCGCCGGGGCTATGAGCTGGTCCTCCGCGGTCACCAGCTGGTTAAGGAACATGCGCTGTGACCGGGCGCGCGGCATCACGCCGCTGTAGATCGTGGAGACGATCCAATCCACGTCCAGCCATGTGGCATCCCCGCGGGCCGCGATGATGCCGGCGCGGAGCTGGTCCGGGTCCGCCAGATCAACCGGCGGGGACTCCACGCTGTCGTAGTAGACGCCAGAGTCCCGGGCTTTGCCTTCGGCTACCTTGCTCCAGGCATGCCAGGTCTGTTCCGCCACGCTGTCCTCACCGGGCAACGGGGCGTTAGTGATCTCCATGGTTCGAGCGCCGCCACCACGGCTCTTGCCGACGTTGCCGGCGATCGTCTGGGCCATCTCGTGGCCCTGGTTCGCGGCTATCCAGTGGTGCGTCTCGTTCAAGATCACGAAGGTGGCGCGGCCACCCTCCAGCGTTCGCGGAGAGGAGGTAACCGCCTCGATCACACCGCCCCGGGCGGAGTAGATGATCTCCTTGCCCAGGTCTACGCCGTGCTCCTCGATCAGCTCCGGGGAGCACATCGGGGAGAACAAGCGCATGGTGTTGCGGGTCTGGTCCCGAGAGACGGCCGCCACCTGGACCCACGGAGCCTGATGTGGCACCGCGTACGGAGTCCCGTCCGGCCGCCAGCCGCCGAAGCGGGAGGGACCGCAGAACTCCACCAGGGCCAAGCTCGCAAGGAACGGGTCCTTACCCCAGCCCTTCAGGCGCCGGATCGTGCCCTGCCGGCGCACGAACACACCAGCCTCGTTGATCTCGAACCAGCGGAGCACAATGCGGACTTGCTCCGGGGTGTACTTCCACGGCTGACCGGCATCAGGACCGTCCGGCTGCAACAGGTAGCGCGAAGTCCATTCCAGGACGTCCCAACCCAACGTGCGGTTCTCCGGCGGCACGCTGTCCGGCCATGTACGTACAGGCTCAAGCGCGACAGCAGTCATTGGCCCACCTCCGAACGTCACCGCTCGTGAGTGGCGGCCGGCATCAACCGTCCGAAGAGCCGGCGGCCTTGCGGTAGGAATCCATAAGCGTCACGCGGGCGGCCTCTCGCGGGTCGTCAGCACCGCTCTCGCGCTCCAACTCCACCCGGGCCCGTCGTCGGGCGCCCTCTGTGGTCAGGAGGTCGGTCATGCCGGATAGCACCGCCTGGAGCAACTGGGCGGAGAACTTGCCGGAGTTGAGGTTCCGACTCATGGCCTCCGCCAGATAAAGGGCAGTGGCCCAATCGCTGGCCTCGTAGAACTGTGCCTGTCCAGACTGGACAAGCGACGCGTACCAGCGACCAGCGATCGGGTGCCACTCCTCGTCCGCCGGCGGAACGTCTGGGGCGACTCCGCCGGGCGCCTTCACCACGTCGGGACCGTCGCCCTTGTTGCGCCGGCGACGCTGGTCACTGCGCTTCGGGACGGGGCCCGGCATGGTGTCACCCCCTACAGCAGATATCCAAGAAGTTTGACCACAGATCGAGGTATGGGGCCGCCCACTGGGATTTCACGCCTTTTCACGCTTAGCGGCTGAGATTCACGAAGTTCACGGCGAAGGCTCTGGCTCCGCGCGCCCATTCCGTATGAGCTGGGGACATGACATACGACAGGCAAGAACCGAAAGGTGAGCGAGCCGATGGCGCTGCTGTTGGGGCGGGACTCCCGCGGGACTCCCGCTCTCCTATGGCTCTTCCCCTTGGAGCGTGGTCCGATGTCGGCCTGCCGAACGAGCGACAACAACGCAGTTATCCACAGCGTCAAGCAGCGATGCCGCCCGCGTGTTCCGATGAAGTCATGGCATCGAGAACTGACAGCACCTCAAGCGCTCCACAGTTCGAACTGCGATGTGGAGGAATGCACTTAACCATCCAACGCATCCCGGTGTGGCTGCTGACTCTGGTGACTACTGCCGCCGGCACTGGTGCCGCCTGGTGGACGAGCCGGTGAACCGATCGGCGCCGCCGCGCGGACCGAGGTCTGACGGCCTTGGAACCCGTACACGATCTGAGCTGCTATACGCTTGCGATCCGGAAGCCAAAGCCAAGGGGGCATACCCCCAGGTCACAGCCCCGCAGGGTGTGAAGCCTCCGGCCGCCGGCGCATGGGTCGCGCCTTCGCCCTGTTCGCCTCATGACCTTCACGCGCGCTCTTACGTGCGTGATGCCATGAGCACAGGGCCTGAAGGTTGATGAGGTTGTGATCATCACCGGCCTTGATGTGGTCCACATCAGTGGCCGGCTCAGTGCACCGCACCCCATCGAGCGAGCGAGCAACGCACTGATATCCGTCTCGCTGTAGCACCAGCGCTCGCAGGGCTGCCCAGTTCGAGGGGAGACGCTGCCGGCGGTTGCTCGTGCCCCACACCATGGCGCCTCCCCTCTCGCGCTGGCTACACCCAGCCCCCTGTCAGGAAGTGGGTCACCAGCCAGGCCAGCCCCAGCAACAGGGCAGTACGCCGCACCTTCACCAGCGGGCCCCGGCCTTTGATGCCAGCCCACTTCCACACGTGCGCGCTGAAGGTGTCACCAGCGCTCTTATTGAGGAGGGCCGGGGTTTCCAGTGCCACAAAGGCAGCGATCCATCCCAGCCAGGCCACGGACCACATAGACAAACTGTCTCCCTATGTCGTCCGTGAGACCGGAACATGTTCCGGTCATGAGCTACCTGGACGGGACTAGCAAGCATTCGGCGGCAGCGTGGGCTGTACGCACAGACAACACCCGCGCGCAATGGCGGCGTTGGCCCACATCAGGGTCTCCTCCAGCTTCATGAAGACCACCGACTTTTCCCGGTCGTCCGGGAGCTGTTCGTTCAGCGCCAGGGCCAACCGCTTGACCTCCGCGCGTACAAGCGCGTGAAGCTCCGCGGTCTGCTCACACCGCGGAGGGTGATGGTCGAACCGCTTACAGATCTCTTCGTATGTCATCACACACCCCCGCCGGCGGGAGAGAGCGGCCCCAACCGGACTTGAACCGGCGTCCTCCCGATCGACAATCGGGCGCTCTCGCCAACCAATAGGTGCCTTCGGCGGGACTCGAACCCGCACCAAAGTAAGTGGGCTTGGATAACGCGCTTCCCTGCCGAGGGCTAAGGTTCCCCAACCCAACGCCTTTTGAGCGCTGGGTCCGGCCCCGGTGCATCCGCAACCGTCCCACCATGCCGCCGTTCCGTTTTACGGCCGCTCTCCCGTTTGAGCTACGAAGGCTAGCTTGCGTCCGCCCGGATTCGAACCGGGGTTGGCTCCTCCACGGAGCTGTTCTAGTCCGCTGAACTACAGACGCTTTAGGCGATTCCGTAGGAGCTACCCACCACGCCAAGGGATCCCATGGGAGCCCAAAGTGTGTCCGCCCGGAATCGAACCGGGGTAATCCCCTCTCGCCAAGGGGAATAGTCCTACCACTGGACGACAGACACTGACCCGGCGGCGACCGGGTCGAACAAGGGCCCCGTCCGGGGGCCAACTCAACCAGGAGATACCTGGGAGGCCACACCGCGGACGGGGCGGGAACGGGTTCACTCTCACGTCCACGTCTACGCGCTGGTGCGTGGAACGCTCCCGCTCACGTCTTAGTTGTCTGGGGACGGTTACAGCCCAACTAGTCGTCTCAGCTTCGCTCGTGAGGGGTGATGCAAAAAAACTGCATCACCGAGATACTTCCTATAGGGATCTCCCAAGAAAGTAGTTCGGTGATGCAGTTTTTTTGCATCACCTCCCACCCACGGTGACGATCCGCGACTGTGGGTCATCCAACGTCTGGGAAAGAGACAGTCGTCTCGGCAGAGGTGCTATCCCTTGGCGTGGGAACGCGTCCTCCTGAGCTGGGTCGGGACATGCACAGGCGCCCCCAGTCGGCATGATCCGGCCGGGGGCGCCTGCGTCTACTGCTGCGTCATGCTGTCGGTCCAAGTTGCTGGACGGTCACGCAGTGACCTCCGCGTCTTCCTCAGTGTCGTCTGTAGGTAGTGGACGCCAGTCCAGAGAAATCCGTTCTTCGACTGGGATGAACTTCTTCGTCTCCGGGTCCCTGCCGGGGCCGACTGATACGCCCTCAAGGAACAGGTCCAGGAACTCCCGCCGCTTGAACACGTCCCACCTGCCCCACGGCGTGTCTGGCCCCAACGGGTCTTCTCCCCCTTCGGACCATTCAGACGGAACCTGTACGGCCTGCGCGGTCTTGGTGTCCAACTCAGCTAGCCGGGCGGTGCAATCATCCTCGTATGCCCGGTACTGCTCCATGGTGGCTCGCCACGTGGCCAACTCGTGGCGCCCCCGGTATAGACCTGCCTTTCGGTCTGCCTGAAGCTCTGCGATTGACTGCCGTACGTGTTCAAGGTGGGCTGCGGTTTCCCGACGCTCTTCCTGGACGCCAGCCAAGTTCCTCTGTGCCGCGAACCGCATTGCGGCAGCGGCTACCCATTCCCGGTCTGCCTCGTCGTCCATGTCGGCGTTCGCGAGACGTGCCCACACGCGTCGTGCAACGTAGTTGTCGGCGTCGTGGCGCTTGATGGAGAGTCCGCCGTGGCCCTTGGGGTTGGCGCACATGTAGTAGTCCTGTCCGCCGTTGTTCTTTGACTGCCCCATTGAGCCCTGACAGATTTCGATGCCGCAGCGGCAGAATCGCCACCCTGAAAGGAGCGTTGGCGTTGTCCCTTCTCCGCCTGGCTGACGGTTGGTCTTGGTCCGCTTCTTCCGTCGCTCCTGAAGCTCAAGCCACTTGGCGCCAGGGATGATCCCGCGATGCGGTGTGACGGGAGCGCCGGACTCATCCCGGGCAATGACGTTGACGTGCGCCTTACCCCGCTTCACGCGCTCGCTGGCGAACCCTCCGATGGCGGGGTGATTGAGAATCCATCGGACAGTTTGCGCTCGCCAGCGGATGGGCGAGTCTTCCGAAGACACCCGACGTGCCTTGATGGAAGCCATGCGCTTCTCCGTGGCCCGACGCTCAGCGTTACCCGGGGCGGGGATCTCTTCGCTGGCGAACGTGCGGGCAATGGCATTGTCGGAGATGCCACCCCAGCTCATCTCGATCATGCGTTCAACGAGTGCTACGTGTTCCGGGTTGTCCTCATCCGGTTCAAGCACCGACACCACGAGATTGCCGATCTTCTCTCGTACCGCGCGCATGCCGTACGGCGCAGAGGAGGAGTGCCGGCCGCCAACGGCCTTGATCTCTTCTTTGGCGCCCTTGAGTCGCTCCGCCTTGATGTCGCTGTCCTGCTTCGCGAGAGCAGCGATGAGCGCGAAGATGGCAACGCCGATGGGGTTGGACGTGTCGAGGAACGGTTCAAGTACGGACACGAACCGCACGCCGTGTTCCTTGAACTCCCGGTCGATGTCCAGCGCATCATGCGCGCCCTTGCGTGTGAGGCGGGATAGCTCATTGACCACCACCACGTCCACTTCGCCGGCGCGCACGGCGTCCATGAGTGATTCAAATCCTGGTCGGACGGCTTTGGGATCCCAACCGGACCGACCGACGTCTTTGAACCTGTGGACTACCTGCCAACCCCGACTGCTGGCCAGCGCCTCCCCGGCAGCAACCTGCGCTTCGGGCGACGCTTCGGAGGCGTCGGGGCGTGCTTTGGATTGCCTTGCGTACACGGCGACGCGAATCGTGTCCCTGTGCTCGCTGCTGGGCAACGTCAACGGCGTCATGCCTCTGACCTGCTCTTTCGCCTAGTCCCGGTCGTGAAGGTTAGTTACTTGTGAAAGGTGATCCAGATGAACCAGCTCCAGACCCCGAAGGCGAGCAGGAACCAGGACACGGGGCGGGAGAGGGTCGCGGGGGTGCGGCCCGTGGCGGAGCCACTTTCGGGCGCAGTGTCATCCGAGGATCGCAGCATGGGATCCAGTATGGGCAGCGGCTCCATCCGGCGGCCGGGTGGGGCACTCTTCCGAGGGGTGGGGGCCAAGGAGGGCCGCGGGCCGGGTACGTTCTGCGACGTGCCGATGACCTTTGCTGACTCCACGGCTGTGACCCCTTCGACCGCCCCCGGCGGCACCGGGCCCCGGCGCCGCCCCGCGCGGACCCTGACCGCGCTGGCCCTCGCCACGGCGCTGGCCTCCGCGCTGCCGGCCGGCGCCGCATTCGCCGTCCCCAAGGGCGACAAGCAACCCAAGGCCCCGGCGCCGCCCGCCAAGATGTCGCAGGTCGGCGGGGAACGGCTGGGCCTGCCGGGCGTCCAGGTGGGGCGGCTGAAGGCCGGTGCGCCCCAGCTGCCCGGCCCCGATGCACTCACCGCCCGTTCCTGGATCATCTCGGATGCCGACTCGGGCCAGGTGCTGGCCGCCAAGAACCCGCACTGGCGGCTCGCACCGGCCAGCACGCTGAAGATGCTGTTCGCCGACACCGTGCTGCCGAAGTTCCCCAAGAACGAGAAGCGCAAGGTCAAGGCGGCCGACCTGGCGGGGATGGGCATCGGCAGCAGCATGGTGGGGATAAAGGAGAACCTCACCTACACGGTCCACGATCTGTGGCTGGGGGTGTTCCTGCGCTCCGGCAACGACGCGGTGCATGCGCTGTCGGCGATGAACGGCGGTACGGAGGCCACCGTCAAGGAGATGCAGAAGCGCGCGAAGGAACTGAACGCCACCGACACCCATGTCGTCACCCCGGACGGCTATGACGCGCCGGGCCAGGTCTCCAGCGCGTACGACCTGAGCCTGTTCGCCCGCGCGGGGCTTCAGAACGCCGACTTCCGCGAGTACTGCTCGACGGCGAGCGCCCAGTTCCCGGGCGACGAGGCGAAGCACGGCAAGCGCAAGACGTTCGGCATCCAGAACACCAACCGGCTGCTGAGCGGTGACTTCGACATCCGGCCCTACCCCGGTATCGAAGGGGTGAAGAACGGCTCCACCACGAACGCCGGGTCGACGTTCACCGGGCTCGCCGAGCGCAACGGCCGCAAGCTGTTGGTCACGGTCATGAACCCGCAGAAGAAGGAGCACAACGAGGGCTACCGGGAGGCCGCCCGGCTCCTGGACTGGGGCTTCGCGGCGGCCGGGAAGGTGGAGCCGGTCGGGCAGCTGGTCGGGCCCCAGAGCGGGGACCGCGCGGCCAAGCGGGGCGCCGACGGCAAGAACGATGCGCAGATGGGCATGCACGGGTCCCCGGACGGCTCGGGCTCGGTCCTGACGGCGGTCGGCATCGGCGGCGGCGCGCTGGCGCTGGTGGGCCTGGGGGCGGCGCTGGTGCTGCGCCGTCGGCGGGCGGGCTCGTGACGTAGCGGGCGCGTAGGGATCAGGTACGGGGGCGGGGCGCGGCGGGAGCCGGCTCCGCCTCCTGCGCTTCCGCCCCGGACCCGGCCGCGGGCGTCGCCGTCCACGCCGCGCAGAACACCAGCAGTTTCGCCGTGAAGTTGATCCACAGCAGCAGCGCGATCGGGGTGCCGAACGCCCCGTACATGCTCCGCGAGGCGACGCCCCGGAGGTAGCCGCTGAGCAGCAGCTTGAGCAGTTCGAAGCCGATGGCGCCGATGAGTCCGGCGATCACGACGGCGCGCCGGGGAGGGTGGACGGCGGGCAGTTTGGTCAGGACGTAGACCAGCAGCACGAAGTCCGCGAGGACGGCGATGCAGAAACCGGCGGCGGAGAGCAGAGCGGCGCCGATGCCGCCCTCCGGAAGGCCGATCGCGTCGGCCGCCTTGCCCACCGCGGCGGTCGCGAAGACCGAGCAGGCGCCGGAGAGCAGGGCCACTCCGCCGAGGCCGAGCAGCAGCGCGGCGTCGCGGAGCTTGCCGACGAAGAAGTTGATGTCCTCGTCCTCCTTCTCCCACACCGCGCTCAGACAGTCGCGCAGCGAGTCGACCCAGCTGATGCCGGTGAGGAGGAGGAGCGCGCCGGCGATCAGGCCGACGGTGGCGGCGTTGTTGACCAGTCCGGCCAGATCGATCTGCCCGGAGATGCCGGGGATCTGTTCGGCGATCTTGGCCTGGAGCTGGTGCAGGCGGCTGTCGCTGAGGAACGCGGCGCCGATCGCGGCGGCGACGGTGAGCAGCGGGAAGAGCGCGATGAAGCTGGTGAAGGTGATGGCGGCGGCGAGCCGGGTCCAGTGCACCCGCAGCATGCGCGTGTAGGCGCCCCACAGGCTGTCTCTTATACACAT